TGATCTATCGGCCTTAACTATGCCATTTAACGTATATCTCTTTTCTGTGCCGCTACCAGCTAGAGTTACGTTTTCATCACATTCGTTAGCAGCAGAAGCAAAAGATATATCATCAATGGCGCTATCAGACAGGCCATAGGAAGATGTTAGGAAATCACGAATACACAGAGCAGCGTTGTTGCTGTATGACGTTGTGGCTGTTCTAGGATCATATACCTTTTTGCCTTCAACCACAGCCGTTATAAGCGGCACACCGTTAGCAAATACATCTTGGTCATATTCATACCTGACGTATAGGTAGGCTATTCCAAGGCCCTTAAAGTTGCTGTCTACGCTTGTTTCAGATACTAGATCACTGTCTGCTGTGGTCTGTGACCCGTCATGCTTCTTAATGCGGATCTTATTCTGCCAAGTATCGCCAGTGACAAGATTATTCCCATCAATACTGACAACTTCACCATTAACGTAGATGTCGCCAATGCTATTAACTTCGTGGCCAGCTAATACTATGACTTGATGAAGGTATGTATTTGATGTGCCAGTAGCTTCATAAAAGGTAACAACACCACCCTTACGAACTTTACCATATACAAAGTCTTGTGCAGCAGCAGCTTCACGGGCGTTGACCATAATGCCAGCAGATGTCAGACCACCAAGATCAGGCTTTGGAGTAAGTGCCGATATAGCCCAAGATGTAATTGCTGTTGTGGCGAGGTATCCTATTACGGCAGTACCAAACCCAGCAGCAATGGTTCCTGCCGCAAGACCCGCTGCCGCTGCACTGTAGCCAATACCTTGCGTAATCATAACACCAACGGTGACAGGATCTCTAGGAACTCTATCCCAGCTATTCCAGTTTTTTATTGTGTAGTCACCTAGCCTGTATTTGCTCATATCTCTTTAACCCATGCTTGGTGAATATAATCTAAGGGCAAATATAGCACACCTTCCTTTGATAAGAAAACAGCCTTAGTGCCTGTGCATATTCCCATTGCTACACCTATAATCCATCTACTAGCTTGCTTAGTTGTAACAAGCGCCCCCAATGGCGGCACATACTCTACTCTTTTCAACTTACTATCTACCGCTTCCGTAAATGTCGAAAAGCCAAACTCCTTTTTAAGCGTGTCTCTCTTAGGGTTCTGTGAATATCTCCCCAGCCAATCGTCAGCCCAGCCTTCATTGTACATGGCTTTGTAGGCGTTATTGGTAAAGGTAAGGCAATCGTTCTTGCCCCATTCAAAAGGAATATCACTTACTGACTTCAAGTAGCGATTTAAGCTCTCTCTCTGCCCCATACGACATCCTTATCTTGTAGGTCAGCAACAAATGAAAAGAACGTATCGCCAGAATGGCGGGAAATATGGTTTTCATGGGTATATCTGCGATTGCTGGCCTTCTCCAAGCGTATCAGCTTGCTTTCGACATCAACAGTAATAACACTTGTTTCACCACTATCCTCAATGCTCATAGTGTTCATAACACCACTAAACACCTCTATAGGTGATGATGTGTCTGTAGTGCCGAAGTAAACCTTGGCTTCACGCCTTTGATATGGCTCAGTCAGGGCAATAGAAACCAAGCTGGAAGGCACACCAGATAACGTCAGAGTTATGTTTTTCGCTGATAGATCATTGACCTCTTCAAGCCCCCCAATGGAAAGCAAGTTTCCCGATCCAGTATATGTATCAACGCCAATGGTCAGATCACCGTAGCCTGTCCAAAGACGAACTGGTGACGTATCAAAATCAAGCTCAACTGCATAATATGGCTGAACCTCTGGTTGACTAAGCGCCGTAAGCAGCGCTGATGGTACTGTGCGGCTCATACTGCTTCTATCGCTCCAAATGTTATACCGTAAATGCTGGCTTCATTTATGCTAAAGGCTTGCTCATTGCTTGCCAGCCTGAAGATCCCTTGTGCGCTCTGCACAGTCACAGCAGCATCGTCTGCTATACTGGTGCGCACATTAGGCCAAACGTCTACTGTAGCGCTTCCTGTGCCATCCGTATCAACATCATTCAGCACCTTGAACAACTGACGATTTACGCCCGTGCCAATCTCCATATAATCACCAGCCTTTAGATAATCAGTCTGACTTGCCGGTGCGCTGTCTATGGCAATCGTATCACCAGACGATACAGCGCCATCAACTAGGATCGTATCAGTATCCCTAGCTGAACCTAATGGCGTAGTAGCCGCTGGATCACCCAGATAAAACGTGCCTAACTGACCCTTCAGCGAAATAAGCCAAGCCACCCATCTCTCCGCATCTTCGCGCTTCATTGATGGCAATGTAACGTCTGCTTGCCAAGCCTTGCCAGCATAAGCATGAGCCTGGCCCGCGAAGGTAAAGGGCGATCTGCTATAGGCAACTGCATTAGTCGCCCTTAATTCGATCTGAGCTATGCCCGTATGCGTAGGCAGCGCCAAAGGATAACTTATAGCCATTATGCAAATGCCCTTCCATATGATCCACCACGCCGCTTGGCGTCTACTACAGCAGCCTTAGCGCTGTCTGCTATCTGTGGCATTAACTGCTTAATTTCAGCACGTACGGTTTGCTGTACGCCTGTGGTGACGTTGATTGTTTGGTTCACGACTACGCCGCCACCGCCGCCAAGCTGGTTGTTTGGTACGATTGAACCTGAACGTGAAGGTACAAACATCTCTGGGCCGCGCTCGCCCACAACATAAGACTGATTAGCTTGAACCGGCCCACCAATAGCTTTGCCGCCACCGCCGCCGGTTCCAGCGAGCTTAGGTGCGAATGCCTGCTGCAATCCCCCCGTAATAAATCCCGTAATCTGCTTAACCACGAATATGCGATAAAGCTCAGAGATAATATCTCGCGCCATTGTTCTAAATGCGTCCTTGGCTGTCATAGTGCCATCCACCATAGACATCATGGCGCTCTCGAATGAACTTCCCACCATCTCAGACGCATCCTTGATCCGCATAAGCTCTGGGCTTAGTTCAGTTTTGATGATCTTGGCGGTCTTTTTGGTTCCAGATTGCGCCGCTTCGTCTGCTTTCTCTTTAGCTTTTCTGCCCGCAGCTATTTGCGCAAGATATTCATCTAAGAAGGTGAATTGCCTTGGATCAGCGCCACGACCACCTTGAACGCCGCTGACAAGCATAGCTTCACCCTGCAATCTGCTTGCATAATATTCTGCATAACCTTGCTTTAGCTTTTCAGCATTCTCCAAGCCTCGCCTTGTCGTCTCAGCCATCAATGCTCGCTGCTCGCCCGCTGCGACAATCGCCGCTTGCGTTCTCTCGCTCTCTGCTTTTTTAAGCTGGCCGATAGCACTTGCTGCTGCCATTTGCTGGCCCAGATATTGCTGGTTAATAGCAATCAAGTCATCACTTGACTTCTTAGCCCTCCTATTCGCCTCAATTTCAGCCTCTTTGGCTTTTATAATTTTCAACTGATCTAAGTATATCTCTTCATACTTAGCTATTTCACCGACACTTCCATCGGTCACAGCTTTTATATATTTTTTATATGTGGCGTCTGCCTCTTCCCTAAGACGCGTAATCTCCTTAATAGCCTTAGCTTCGGCAGCAGTATTGACGCCTAAAGCGAATGCAGCGGCCTCTTCATTGAGGCTTTTCGTGCTTTCCTTTAATTGCTTTATTGCATTATCAGCGTTGCCCGCCGCCTCAGACATTTTGTCCATGCCCATCTTAACAGCAGCAAATACAGATACAGCCGCGCCAAGCACAGCACCAAATGGGCCAAATATTTGTAAGAACTGACCAGCCTGTTGACCAAAGGCTTGTGTTGCACTGGTTCCGTTGGCAACCTGAACAGCATAGTCACCAATTTGATAACCCGCTTGCTGAACGCCGCCCATAGCGAACTTGCGTAAACTTTTTTGAGCGCCCGTCAAAGAGCCACCAAACTGGTTCATCTGGACTGAACTTTGCTTTATCTGACGATCAAAGTTTCTAACGCGACCTTGAACTTGCTGAATGGGCCGACTAGCGCGATCAACCGCAAGAAGTTCAAACTTTAGCTGTTCTGCGCTTGCCATCTTCTTCCCGCCTTTCGTCCACGATCTTAAAGTATGCGACCCATTCATTATACTCCGTTATCGTGATTTTCTCAATCTCGCTAATGGTGCGGCCTAATCTATCTGCTAACGCGATTAAATTAAACCTGAATGGGTCTTTCTTTAGTTTCCCTCAGCCTCCTCAACGGAGCCAGCAGACATCATATTCACACTGATCTTATAGATCACCTCATGGGGAATGCGCTTTAGTTTAGGCTTATGCTCAATCGTATAAGCCTTCTCTCCATCTTCCTTTAGAGCCTTCAAGATAATCAGATCAATTAAGGCGTCTATATTAGCAGATGGAAAATCAGAATGCTTCCGCTGGATAGATGACATTTCTCCAGAAGTCATAGGGGTATAGTAAACACGCAGAGGCTTGGCCCCTGCGCGTAAAGTTACTTCTATATGCCTTGTCTCGATATTTGATATATAATCGTCTAAGGCGTCTATAGGGTTAGACATGGGTTACACCGTTGTAGCTGTTAATGCCCCACTACCTTGCACAGTTATTGACGCTTCCACAAGCCCGTCAAATGATGAGGAGCGTGTGACGCCGGTAACAATGGCTGTGCCAGTGTAATATGTATCACCAGAAGCATCGCCCTCTGGATAAACATTAAGCGTAACAGAAGCACCGATTGTCAAAGCACCTTGACCCGTTGTATCGGTTTCATCCCAGAAAACATCAACTGATCCAGTGAATGTTGTCAAAGATGATTTATATGTGCGAGCAGTGTCGCCCATAGTTGTATCTTCTAAGGTATCTGCGCTTTCCTCTAAGCTGAAAGAACGGATTTCTGCGATGGCATCAGAACCGACCTTTACGGTTCCTTCGCTGCCTGTATGTGTAGCCATTGGAGCCTCCTTATCTGGCCGTTTCTACGTCATCTATAGCTGTATCATACCTTACATCAAATGTCAGCTTTGCGGAACCTATTGGCTGCTCCGCTTCACCTGAAAAGTTGATGTCTGTACTGGATAATACAGCCGACTTTGCAAGGCCATTGACGCTGAAGTCATTGGCTATTGCCTCTTCGATCTGGACAGCAATAGCGTCCACATCATTATCAAAATTAGTTGTTGCGCGTACATATGCATCCACCTCAATGGAAACAACACGCGCAGATGTCTTTACGCCAATGGTTTGCAGCGCAGATGCTTCTGATCCCGCGTAAACCGTGATGGCTGGCAAGTCAGCGTCAGTCAAAGAATAAACCCTAGTGCCATATACGCGGTTGCTAACAAGCGTAACGTTAGAGTTAAGCACCGAAACTATGCGCTCTCTTATTTGCTGCCTAACGTGAGCCACTATGATTTCTCCAACTGAACGACAGTGACACCAGTGCCATCATGTATCCACGCCCGCACATAATACGTCACCGCATTAATAACCATAGCTTGGTTATACGC